AGTTGGTAGAGAACCAAGCACTGGTAATACAAATAATGCAGAATTTAGATATGGTTTAGTTTCAAATGGTGCACCTTATAGTTCAGCACAGTCACTTGATATAATAAATTATGGCATAGGTAATTTTAATTATCATTTAAGTGCTAATAATCCAAATGGTGTTGATGGAGACTTCCATTGGCATAAAGGGTTTAATACTAGAATGATGACCCTGACTGGTATTGGAGGTTCACTAGGTATTGGATTAACAAATCCGACACAAAAATTAGATGTTTTCGGTGGTGCTAAAATTTCAAGCAGTCTTGATGTTGGTGGTAATCTCGCAGTCACAGGAACATTTACAGCAGGGACACTTAATGCAACAACAGTTAATGCAAATTTAGTTGGAAATGTAACTGGTAATCTTACTGGATTAATTAATTCACCAACCACAGGCATATCAACAATACCAAAGTTGACTTCTACTGGTATTGGTATTGGAGTTACTGATGATGGAAATGCTCTAAACATTAACAATAATGCAAATAGTAAGTTTTTAGTAACTTCAGATGGAAGAGTTGCGGTTGGAACGGATACATTCAGTGCAAGTAAGGTAGATGTTGAATTAAAATCTGATGTATTCATTCATAATTCAATCTCAGTTGGTAATACATCACGATCAGCAGTTGATTTTTCTGATGTAGTAAATATCCCAGATCCATTAGGCACTAGACCAAAAGTAGCATACATGATTCCACCAAAGGTAACGACAGCACAAAGAGATGTTTTTATTGATGGACAGACTGGAGCTGCGACTACATCTTCAGGAGCAGTGATTTACAATACAACTTTAAATAAACTTCAAGTTTATACAGGTAGTGCTTGGGAGAATTTGCATTAATGGCAATTAAAAATTCAGCTTCACCAAATCCACCATTATCATTCGCAGAAATAGAAGTTGAGTTTGGTCAAAATCCAGGTCGGAGTTTAGGTAGATATAAAACCAGTCATCCTGATTTTGGTAATAAAAATCTAGGTGAATTAACAAATTTACCTTTGGATACTGGTATGCCAACGGGTGCGAATGAAGCTATAAAATTTAGTGATTTTTATGGTAAAAGAGCAAATATAGTTGTAGATTTACATTCATCTGGTAGTACAAATTTTGATCTAGATGTATACGCTAATAGATATGCAAACGGTGATTATCATGTTGTTGGAGATTATCGACCAACAGTTACAAAAAGTCAATGGCAAGGTGGAAAAAAAGTTATAATTCATATCAATAAGACATTTGGTTCAGTAGGTGCATCTGATAAAAATGATGTTGCAGTCAAAACGGGAAACACAAACAATAACGTAAATCAAGCTGGTTGGCCAAGCGATACTACTTTTGCGATAGATGTTGGTTCAAATGGTAAAGTTGCTGGTAAAGGTGGTAATGGTGGTGATACTGGAAATGAAGAAAGTCCTGGAGAAAATGGTGGTAATGGATCAAGTGCAATGAAATTAATATCAGGAATGCAAAATGTTGTTTCAATCGCTAGTGGTGGTGCAATAGTCGCTGGTGGCGGTGGCGGTGGTTCAGGTTCTGGATCCGAACAAAATGATAGTTTTGCGTTTTTTAGTGATAGGAACTCTGCTAGTGGTGGTGGAGGAGGTGGCGGTGCTGGTATACCCGCTGGTTCTGGAGGGTCAACTAGTGGTGTTGCTGGAGCTAACGCAGGTCAACCTGGAAAACCAGACTCAGAAGAACCCAATACATTTACTGGTGGAGCAGGTGGTAATGCTGGCGATGATGCTGAAGCAGAAGGTGGAGATGGAGGAGCTGGAGGAGGTCCAGGTCAAGATGGAGGAAATGCCACTGGTGGTAAAAGTAAAGCAGGTAATAATGGTCTAGGTGGTGAAGGTGGTGAGCAATATATTTTTTATTAATCCTTAAAGTCAATTGGACAAGAATAAACTATTTTTTCTGTAAATATATGCCAACCAGTTGCGATGTATTTTATATGCGTGTCACTTATCTGCCCTTTGTGTCCGTGTGTCCAATACGCTGGCCATAAAACCAATCTACCCTGTACTGCATTTGTTCCAATTTCATATGATGGAAAAAGAGTTCCTCCATTAGGTACTGTATTAAGATAAAACATCCAAACTAGAACACGATTAGAGGTAACTATACTTGCAACTTCACAATGACGACTAAAATATCCACCTTTTGGGAGGTATTTTTGTATATTATATAAATTCATACACTCCCAAGGATAAATTAAGTTAGTTAAATCAGGGTATTCTTCTTTGTATAATTCAATATGATGATTTAATGATTTGCTTAGAATACTTGATGTTACAGAATTATCATTCATTCTATATCCAATATCAATAGATTTTTTTACTTTAGGTTGTATTTCATAATTACCACTCTTTCCCTCAACTTGTATATCTTTATTAGACTCAAATTCGTTAATAATTAATTCGCACTCATTTTTTGTAAGGGCATTATCATATATTGAAATAAAATTAGGAAATTGCTTCATTTCTTTTTATCTTTACAACTAAAAAAAGAAGTGATAGCATATCTCCCCCAACCATCATAGTAATCAGAGTTTTTTATTTTTACCTTTCGGACTCCATGCTCAACCCAACCAGGAAATATTACCATTGAATTATTGTCACAGGGTAATTTAAAATCATATTTCGGAAATTCTAAATCCCCACCAACAAATTTTTTAGGTTCTTTATAGAAGTATGAGAAAGCAAGAAACATTGTGCTTTTATCTGTATGCGGATCATAGTATTGACCATCGTGGTAATATCTGACTTTGGTAATATCATGATTTGTTTTATTTGCAATACTAACACATCCATGTAAACTAGAAAAAGTATCTAACACACCACTTTCAAATAATTTTCGATTTACTGTTAATATGTTGGATATATTTCTAAAGTTTACACCCTTTTGATTTTCATAATTTTTATATAAATCATCTAATACAATAGCTTTTGCATTTGTATATCCAACGACACCTCCATAGTTTTCAGCAGTTAGTAATTTATTAGGAGCAGTGTAAAAATCTAGTTCTTGCCAAATTAAATCTAGTTCTTGTTGATTATAAAAATTATTAATTACCATTAAGGGAAATGGTTCGCAATATAATTCTGCTTCAAGTTGTTCACTCATTGATCTTCACTCTGTATCCATGCCCAAGAGGTAACTAGATATTTGTCTCCATCAATAGGTGGATTACCTCTATGAACGTGAGTATATTGGCAAGGAAAAATTAATACGTCACCTGCTATGGCTTTCTCTCTTTTATTTTGATATAAAAATTCTGTTTCACCTCCATCAAAATCATCATTAAGGTAAATTTGAATTACGAATGTTCTCCTCGCACTTGAGACATTACCATTTTCATAATGCCAAGCGTGAAATCCAGCACCACACATAATTTTTTTAACCTTACAGTCGTGTATCAAGAATTGTCTTGTGCCTAAAATTGGGAACTGTTCGAGATACTTATCTACACAAGGCATAATTTTTGGAAATATTTTTTTGGTAACTTTATGAACTGTTGGCAAAGTTATACCACTATCAACCATTAAGTTATTAGCATCTTGATCTTGAAAATGTCGATTATTTATTTTTTGAGGAAAAAGAAGACTATTTTCACTAAAAAAATCAATTAATTCAATTATTTCTCTGCACTCTTCTCTTGTAAAAACGTTTTTATATCTTATAATAAAATCAGTTATTCTATTATTTTCCATACCAAATACAATAGTATTATCATTATATCATATATATCCGAATTGTCAAAACACTATTGATGTGCTATAATACTAGTATGAAACCAGTTATCAAGTATCAGGGTGGAAAGACAAAAGAACTTTCTAGGATCAAAGAATTTGCACCCAAAGAGTTCAAACGGATAGTAGAACCCTTTTGTGGTGGTTCTGCTGTTGCATTACACTATGGAGATATTTGTGTATTAAATGATATTAATAAGGCAGTTATTAACCTTTATAGGCAGATAGGAAGTGATAATTATCCAACGATACAGAGAAGAATAGATGAGATCAAGACATACGATCACGATGAGTTAGAGAAGGTGTTTTATTCATCGAGAGATATTATTAATGACCCTGATGATTATAGTGATCTAGAGTATGCTATTGCGTATATTGTTGTGAGACAGTTGTGTTTCTCAGGTATGGAAAGATATAACTCAGAGGGTAAATTCAACGTGCCTTTTGGTCACTACAAGAAGATGAGTTGTAATCTATCTCCTGACCATCATAACTTCTTTACTAAGAAAGCAACGATACTCAATACAGATGCAATTGATATTATTAATGAGTGTACTAAAGATGATTGGATATTCTTAGACCCACCATACTTAGATCGACTTGGATACTCTACAGGGGATGGGGGAGATACACTTCATACAAGACTTGTTGAATCAATGAAGAATACAAAGGCAAAGTGGTTGTTCATTCATTCTGATTGTGAGTTTTATCGTGAAGAGTTAAAAGATTATTACATCCATACAAAAGACTTTAAGTATATGCAGAACTTCGGTAAAGGTAAAGATCACTCAGGTTCAAAAGTAAAACATCTTTATGTAACCAATTATCTAACTGGCACATTTAATCACACAGAAGAGGAGATTGTTGCTACAATATAGACATCTAAAGAAAACTAATGCAACTAAGACCACATCAAGAGCAAGCAATACAATCAATGTTAGACCACGACAAAGGACAAGTCATTGTTCCTACTGGTGGTGGTAAGACCATCTGTATGATTATGGATGCTGTCAAGCAGTTGGAAGATTATGGTACAGTTGTAGTCGTTGCACCACGCATACTACTTGCAGAGCAACTATCACACGAATTTATGGAAATCATTGATAAGAAATACAATGATGTAGAT